TAATCCAGCGGGAATTGGATGGACATATGATAAAGAAACAAATACTTTTACACCTCCCGCACCTATAGATCCAGTAAATTCTGGTACACAAAAATTAATTGATGCGGGATTAACTCAAGAAGAAATTAATGCTTTAATTAATCAAGCATCTCAACTTACTTTACAAGAACCTATTCAGTAGTATATAATCAGTATATGAATTTAGTTCAAAGAGCAATAAATGCTGGGGGTAAATTAGTCCCTATTGTTATTAAAGAGGGATTAGTTAAAGGAACTGGCTTAACAAATCCCGCCATTTTTATAGATGATGATGGCGACATACTTGTCAATCTTAGACATATTAATTATTCGCTTTATCATGCTGAAAAAAATATGAAATTTCCTTCACCTTGGGGACCTTTAGCATATTTGCATCCAGAAAAAGATATGAATCTTAGAACATATAATTATTTATGTAGATTAGATAAAAATTTAAATATGACTGATTATTGTTTAATTGATACTAGTGCTCTTGACGTCCCGCCCCTTTGGGAATTTGTTGGATTAGAAGATGGACGTTTAGTTAAATGGGAAGGCAAATATTATTTAGCAGGAGTTCGTAGAGATACTACTGAAAACGGTCAAGGTCGTATGGAATTATCTGAAATTGAAATAAATAAAGATAAATGGACAGCCAAAGAAATATCTCGTTTAAGAATTCCAGCCCCAGGAACTGATGAATCATATTGTGAAAAAAATTGGTACCCAATATTAGACAAACCATATCATTTTGTTAAATGGACTGCACCTACAGAAATTGTAAGAACTTATCCAGAACTTCCCGCCCGATGTGAGCAGGTGTCACTAACAAATACATTTGATGTTCCAGCAGATCAAAGAGGCGGGACTCAGTTAGTTCGTTGGAATAATTATTATCTTTCTGTAACCCATGAAGTTGGATTATGGAATAACTACCTTAATCAAAAAAATGGATTATACCGACATAGACTTTGTGTTTTTGATGAAAATTATAATTTAATTGGTTTATCACCAGAAAAGTTTTCATTTTTAGATGCATGTGTTGAATTTTGTTCTGGTGCGGCGGTACTAGATGATAATTTATTATTAACATTTGGGTTTAGCGATAATGCAGCTTTTGTACTTAAAATTACAAATACATTAATAGAAGAAATGATACAGGAGGCAATATCATATGGCAACAATTGAAGAGTTAATTGAATTAGCATCTTCAGATATGCTTAATCCAGAACATAATTTTAAAATTGCAAGAGAGTATGAATTAATTGGTCAAACTGCAGCCGCAATGTCATTTTATTTAAGAACTGCAGAATATGGATATGATACGCATCCAAATTTAGTTTATGCTTCATTAATTAGAATGTCATATTGTATGGACGATCAAAGCAATCGGGAACATACATTAAAAAATGCTTTATTTCAAGCCATTCAATATTTGCCAAAAAGACCAGAAGCATACTTTGTACTTTCCAGGTATTATGAAAAATCTCAAAAATGGCAACAATGTTATTTGTTTGCAGAATTAGGATTGATGCATACATCCAGAATTGAACCTCTTCCTGTTGATGTTGAATACTATGGAGAATATTGCCTTGAGTTTGAAAAAGGTGTGTCAGCTTGGTGGCTGGGTCGGCGGGATGAATCAAAAGATATTTTTGAAAAACTTCTTAAACAAGACATACCAGAACAGTATAAAACAGCTATAAATGAAAATTTAAAAAAACTTTAAATATTGAATAAACGCTTTTATTTAATATTTTGGTATACTTATACCATATGAGTCCTACATACAGTTATACTAGTAATCTTCAAACCGTTTCTGGAGCACAGTTTAATTATCCCGCCTACACGGACTCCCCAGACGTTCCTAGAGATATTTTTCGTTTGGCATCAGAACTTGATGCATATCTATCGTTAAATAAAGGACCAAAAGGTTTACAAGGTATACAAGGCGTTCAAGGTGTACAAGGTTTTCAAGGTATACAAGGATATAGTGTTCAAGGTGTTCAAGGTATACAAGGATATAGTGTTCAAGGCATACAAGGTGTGCAAGGAATTCAGGGATCTTCGGGTGTAGCAAATGCTACAACAAAAGTTTTATATGTTGCTAAAACTGGAAATGATGGAAATGATGGAACAACAATTGGATCAGCATTTTTAACAATTAAAGCAGCACTTGCAATTGCAACTGATGGCACAACTGTTTTTGTAAAAAGCGGGGAGTATACAGAAGTAAATCCAGTTACAATTCCTACAGGTGTTTCAGTTATTGGTGATAGCTTAAGATCAGTAACTATTAGACCATCAACTACAACTTCTGACATTTTTTATCTTAACAATGGTGTATACATTTCTGAAGTTACATTTAAAGGTCATACATCAGGTGCTTCTGCAGTATCTTATAATCCAAATGGTTCTGCGGGGGCTATTACAAGAAGCCCTTATGTATATAATTGTTCATCAATTTCAACTGGCGGCAAAGGAATGTATATTGATGGTAGTAAAGTAACTGGAAATAAATCAATGGTTGCTGGTCAGTATACTCAAATTAATTATGGTGGAACTGGTATTCATATTGTTAATCAAGGATACGCACAATTAGTTTCTATTTATACAATTTTTACAGATGTAGGAGTTCTTTGCGAATCTGGAGGATTTTGTTCCCTTATTGGATCAGATTCATCTTTTGGAAATATTGGTTTAAAAGCAGCAGGAGTAAGTTCTTTATTATATTCAGGAACAGCAGCAAATACAATTAATATAAATGATTCAACGGTTGTAATTAGTGGTTTAAGCCAAACTCCATATGCAAACAATGTTGTAACATTTGATAATGGAACAACATACTACACTATAGATAGTATTGCAAGTCAGCTATCTGGTGGCCGAGCAACAATTAACTTAACATCAAATATAACAACAACAATTTCATCTGGTACTACCGCAAAATTTTATCAAAATAGTAGAATTGTTGCTTCAGGGCATACCTTTGAATATTGCGGATATGGAATAGATCCAGCAACATCTTTGCCACAATTAGGCGGACAATTTATTACGGGAAATGCAGAAACCGTAACAAGTGGCGGAGGGCAAATATTCTTTACCAGCACAGACCAAAAAGGAAACTTCAAAATTGGTCCCAATTTAGTAATTAATCAAGCTTCGGGTACAATTAGTGGTACAGCCTTTAATAAAAGTCTATTTGCTATAATGACACCATATATACTGGCGCTTGAGGGGTAAAGAAAATGGCAGTAACACAATTAAACACATTTAAAACGTTTACAACAACTTTGACTACTATTGGTAGTAGTGCTTATGGTCAGCTTTTATACACCGCCCCAACTGGTTTTACATCTATCATTCTTATGGCTCAAATTAGCAATATAACTTCTTCTGCAGCACAAGCAACATTTTCTTATTATAATATAGCAACAGCTACAGCCGCAAGTACTACTCCTACCAATATTTCTTTAATACAAGGTTTTTCAGTACCAGGTAATGATTCTGTTTCTGTCACATCTGGAAAACTTGTTGTTATGACAGGAGATCAAGTTTACGCTTATGCAAGCGCTAATAGCACTCTCCAAATTGTATTAAGTATATTGGAAACATCTAATGGCTAAAAATTTATCAGGTAAAGTAAAAAAAACCCCTTCTTTACAAGCTGCACAAAATGCAGACAGATATAACTATATTGGTTTATCTGAAACAGAGCCAGATTTAGGCGTACCATCAACCGCAAATCAAGTATTAACTTCTACTACATCAGGTGTCCGCTCGTGGGCTCCTGCAACTTTATTGCAAGGTACACAAGGTGTACAGGGAATTCAAGGGCTACAAGGTACTCAAGGATTACAAGGTTTGCAAGGCACACAAGGTGTTCAAGGAACAGGAACACAGGGTGCACAAGGAATTCAAGGTATTCAAGGCGTACAAGGTTTGCAAGGTACACAAGGCTCACAAGGATCAGGAACGCAAGGTGCACAAGGTACACAAGGTTTGCAAGGAATTCAGGGATCAGGTGTTCAAGGCATACAGGGTGTACAGGGAATTCAAGGATCAGGAACTCAGGGCATTCAAGGTTTTCAAGGTTTACAAGGTGCGACGGGAACTTCAGGATCTGCTGGCGCAAGTGGAGATTTATATGCAACAACTTCCCCTACTTCATTTACATTATCATCAAATCAACAACAACAAACAATAACTGTTGGAACTGGACTAGCATATACTCCAGGACAAACAATTACAATTGCATATGATGTCAGCAATGTACAATCTGGAACAGTTGTTTCATATAATGGAATTGCTTCAACAAATAATTTAATATTTGTTAAAAATAGTTTTATTGGATCTGGAACTTATGGATCTGTTCCAAATCCTTGGTATGTAAATCTTGCAGGTGCTGCAGGATCTCCAGGAGCAAATGGCGCACAAGGTATTCAAGGAACTCAAGGATTACAAGGCTTACAAGGTTTGCAAGGCGGAGGATTTAATCAAGCACAAGGTTTGCAAGGTATTCAAGGTATTCAAGGTTCTTCGGGAACTAATGGAACTGTTGGAATAAATGGCGCACAAGGTATTCAGGGAGCACAAGGTACACAGGGTGTTCAAGGAACTCAAGGATTACAAGGCTTACAAGGTTTGCAAGGCGGAGGATTTAATCAAGCACAAGGTATACAGGGCGTTCAAGGAATAGCTGGTAGCGTACAAGGAACAACAGGTTCGGCGGGAATTCAAGGATTACAAGGATATAGTGGAAGCATATATTTAACATCAACAGGTGATACATTTACAGTAGCTTCAAGCGGAACTCAAACAATAAGCGTATCTGCTGGATTAGCATATACTACAGGTCAATCAATTATTTTAACTCATGGTACAAGTATTCAATATGGAACAGTAACTGGATATACTTCTTATACAACTACTGGTAGTTTAACTTTTACTCAAACTAGTTATACTGGTTCAACTGGATCATATGCGGGATGGCAAGTAAATCTTTCTGGAACATCAGGAGCCCAAGGCACACAAGGTGTACAAGGCATTCAAGGATTACAAGGTTTACAAGGCTTGCAAGGATTTGGTTATCAACAAGCACAAGGATTACAGGGTGTTCAGGGCGCACAGGGCACACAGGGTGTTCAAGGAATTCAAGGTACACAAGGATTACAGGGCGTACAAGGTTTACAAGGTTTGCAAGGATTTGGTTATCAACAAGCACAAGGATTACAGGGCGTACAAGGCGTTCAAGGTTTACAAGGCTTGCAAGGATTTCAAGGGACTGGTTACTCTGGAGTCACATCTAGTACTTCAGCAACACCAGCGTCTACTGGAACAATAACTTTAACTACTAATGCTCAAGGAGCATTTGCTACAGGTGACCGTGTTCGTGCAATTAATACTGCAGCAAATTTATTTGAAGGCATTGTAACAATTACTGGTGGCACATCTTTTGCAATTGCAGCAGATTATAACCTAGGTACAACAACCGCAACTTCTTGGACAATTACTCTTACAGGTGTACGTGGTGTTCAAGGATTACAAGGTTTGCAAGGCGGAGGATTTAACCAAGCACAAGGTACGCAGGGTGTTCAAGGAACAGCTGGTAGCACACAAGGTATTCAAGGAGTACAAGGTATACAGGGTTTTCAAGGTATAACAGGTGCGGGAGTCAATGTATCTGGAACCAATACTTATGGTGGTACTAATGCTCTCTTATATCTTACAACAGGAACTAACAACACCGCTATTGGCTATCAATCTCTTTACAATAACACAATAGGAACTTACAACACTGCTATTGGAAGTAGTACTCTTTATGCTAACGCAGGAGGAACTAGCAACACTGCTATTGGATATTCTGCTCTTCAGAATAACATGACAAATTACAACACTGCTATTGGATATGCTACTCTTCAAAATACCACAACAGGGAATTTAAATACTGCTATGGGATATGCTGCTCTTTTTGCTAACACAACAGGAACTACCAACATTGCTATTGGACCGTATGCTCTTTATACTAACACAACAGGAAATAACAACACTGCTATTGGATATGCTGCTCTTTATTCTAATAAAGTAGATTCTAACACTGCTATTGGATATTTTGCTCTTAATTCTAACACAACAGGAGTTTACAATACGGCTATTGGAAATAGTGCTCTTCAAACCAATATATCAGGAACTAGCAACACTGCTATTGGAAGTAGTGCTCTTGGTTCTAACACAATAGGAGGTTTCAACACTGCTATTGGACATACTGCTCTTAGCTCTAACACAATAGGAGCTAGCAACACTGCTGTTGGATATCCTGCTCTTTATTCTAACACAATAGGAGCTAGCAACACTGCTGTTGGAAGTAGTACTCTTTATTCTAACACAACAGGAGGTTACAACACTGCTGTTGGAGTTGCTGCTCTTACTTCTAACACAATAGGAATTTACAATACGGCTATTGGATCGTATGCTCTTCAATCTAACACAACAGGAAATAACAACACTGCTATTGGATATCAGTCTCTTTATAATAATAAAGTAGATACTAACACTGCTATTGGATATAATGCTCTTTATACTAACACAACAGGAGTTTACAATACGGCTATTGGAAGTAGTGCTCTTACTTCTAACACAACAGGAACTAACAACACTGCTATTGGATATAATAGTCTTACTTCTAACACAATAGGAAATAGCAGCACTGCTATTGGATATAATGCTCTTCAAGCCAATACAACAGGATATTCCAACACTGCTATTGGATATCAGTCTCTTAATTTTAACACAGGAGGAGCTAGCAACACCGCTATTGGCTATCAATCTCTTTACAATAACACAATAGGAACTAACAACACTGCTATTGGATATCAGTCTCTTACTTCTAACACAACAGGAACTTACAACACTGCTATTGGACTGAGTGCTCTTAGTTCTAACACAACAGGAAATTACAACGCTGCTATTGGATATGTTGCTCTTAATTCTAACACAATAGGAGGTTACAACACTGCTGTTGGAGTTGCTGCTCTTAGTCAAAACACAACAGGAACTCAAAACACTGCTATTGGATATAATGCTCTTACTTCTAACACAACAGGAAACAACAACACTGCTATTGGATATAATGCTCTTTATTTTAATAAAGTAGATAACAACATTGCTATTGGATATAATGCTCTTTATTCTAACACAACAGGATATTACAACGCTGCTATTGGATTTCAATCTCTTTACAGTAACACAACAGGAAATTACAACAGTGCTATTGGATATAATGCCCTTTATACTAACTCAATAGGATCTTCCAACACTGCTATTGGAAGTGCTGCTCTTTATTCTAACACAACAGGAACTAGCAACACTGCTATTGGATATGGTGCTCTTTACAATAACACAACAGGAGGTTACAACACTGCTATTGGATATCAGTCTCTTCAAGCCAATACAATAGGATATTCCAACGTTGCTTTTGGATATCAATCTCTTTATTCTAACACAACAGCAACTTACAACATTGCTATTGGATATAATTCTCTTTATTATAACACAACAGGAGCTAGCAACACTGCTATTGGAAGTAGTGCTCTTCAATCTAACACAATAGGAACTAGCAACACTGCTATTGGATATGCTGCTCTTCAATCTAACACAACAGGAAATAACAACACTTCTATTGGATATAATGCTGGCTATAATTTAACTACTGGACAAAATAATACAGTTATTGGGTTTAATGCACAACCTTCTTCTGCAACAGTTTCTAATGAAATAACTTTAGGTAATTCGGCTATAGCAACAATTCGCGCTCAAGTTACATCTATTACTGCTCTTTCTGATAAAAGAGATAAAACAAATATTGAATCAATCCCCGTCGGACTTGAATTTATAAATGATTTAAAACCTGTTAAATTTGAATGGAATATGCGGGATGGAGCAAAAGTAGGTCAATTAGAAGCTGGATTTATTGCTCAAGATTTGCTTGAAACAGAAAATAAATTTGAGGCAAAAGAATGGCTACAATTAGTTTTAGATGACAATGAAGATCGTCTAGAAGCAACACCTGGTAAACTTATACCTATATTAGTTAAAGCAATACAAGAGCTTTCAGCAAAAATAGCTGAATTAGAAGAAAAGATTAAATAAATGAAAACAGTTTTAATTGCTACTCCTTCTTATGACGGAAGGCTAGATGCTTGGTACACAAATTCTCTTATTAATACAATCTTACTCGGATTAGAAAAAGAAATAATTTTTAAACCAGTATTTTTATCTTATGATGCATTAATACAACGCTCTAGAAATGATTTGGTGGGAATTGCAGTAGATAACAATTTTGATGGCATCCTTTGGATTGATTCTGATATGGAATGGAATCCTGAATGGGCAATAGATGTAGTTACTTCTGGTAAAGATGTTTTTGGATTACCCGTCATTAAAAAAAGCGCTACTCAAGAATCATATAATATTAAATGTAAAATTGAAGATCTTGAAGAAGATGAAGATGGATTAATTAGTGTAGAAAGTGTGGGAACAGGTTTTCTTTATATGTCTAAAGAAGCTGTAAAACATTTATGGGATAATTCAGATTCTTATATACATAATGAAAAAGATCGCAGATGGGTTTTTGAAGTTAAAATTCAAGATGGAGATATCATTTCTGAAGATGTACTAGTTTGTCAAAAACTTATTAAGGGCGGATTTAAAGTATTTATTGACCCATCTAAAACCTGTAGCCATATAGGTTCTATGAAATATATGGGTAATTTTAAAGATTTTATTGTTAAAATTAAAGAAATAAATTAACGCATAGTAAGTTTTTATAGACAATCCTAGTTTAAAGGTATAATAGGTAGTATGTCGTGCAAACAAGGCAATAAATGGCGGGCAGCCAGTAATAACATACGAATATACCTATTAAAAATGGCAGGCTAATGTTCTATTTTTGACATTTACGTGGTATTATTGGCATATGAGCAAAATGAAAGTAACACCAATTGATGAAGTAAACTGGGGTTTATATGCTTGGCAAATGCCAGATGATACTCTTGTTACAGATGAAACTGGAGCGTATCTAAGTATCCCGTCCATGAAGGGCGACATACGCCAAATTAAAAAACTTAAGGATGCAGCAAATCATTATGGTTTAAATGAAGGAAAGCCAGTATTTTTTGCAGGTCATAGACCAGTAAACGATGAAGAACTTGAAATTCAAAAACAAAGATTAGAACTAGGTTTAGTTCCAGATGAACAAGATCTGCCAGCTATGCTTGATTATATTAAAGAGATGAGGGAGATGAAACTTGGCTAATTTAAAAATAGATGATTCCATTGATGAAGATGAGGGCGGGATTACCGTTAAAATGGATAACCCTATCCATACAGTAGAAAATGATTTTGTTGATCCATTTAATGCAACATGGGATGACATTAAGAAATCTGAAGGATTAAGCCCTAATTTTCGCCGTCAAGTGAATAGAATTCAAAAATCATTTACTGGCGTAGATGATGCAAAATCTAAAAAACTTGATCCACTTGATCTTACAGGATATTCTCTTTTTCAAATTGTTCAGCCTCCATACAACATTCTTTATTTAGCACAACTTTATGATGTTTCTCCATATCATCATTCAGCAGTAAATGCTAAAGCTGCAAATGTTACTGGACTTGGATATAAATTTGAAAATACATGGGCTACTACTTTAAAAATTGAAGAAGTTATGAGTACCCCTAAAAAGTTAGATAAATTGCGTTCAAAAATTGAAAGCATGAAAGAAAATTTACGTCAATTTTTAGAATCATTAAATTCAGACGATTCATTTTCAGAAACAATGAAAAAAATATTTATTGACTTAGAATCTACTGGAAATGCATATATGGAAATTGGTCGTACTTCAACGGGCAAGATTGGTTATGTTGGTCATATTCCAACTACAACAATGCGTATCCGTCGTCACCGTGATGGATTTGTTCAAGTTGTCTATAACCGCTATACATTTTTTAGAAATTTTGGAGATACAGAAACTCCAGATCAAATTGGAACTGATCCACAACCAAATGAAGTTATTCACTTTAAAGTATTTACCCCATCAAATACATATTACGGAGTTCCCGATGTATTGTCTGCTAAAAATGCAGTTGCTGGTGATGAATTCGCTCAACGCTTTAACTTAGACTACTTTGAAAATAAAGCTGTTCCACGTTACATTATCACAGTTAAAGGCGCAAAACTTACTGCTGATTCAGAACGTAAATTACTTGAATTTTTTCAAACAGGATTAAAAGGTAGAAACCATAGAACTCTTTACATCCCCCTTCCATCAGATGGAGATCAAGGGCGTGTTGAGTTTAATATGGAGCCAATTGAAGCGGGAATTCAAGACTCTTCTTTTAGAAATTATGCAGTAGAAAATAGAGATCGTATTCTTCTTTCACACCGTGTTCCAGTATCAAAACTTGGAATGCCTGCAAATGTATCCTTGGCAAATGCTAAAGATGCAGATAAAACATTTAAAGAGCAAGTATGCCGTCCACGTCAAGAAGAACTTGAGTTTAAAATTAACTTGATTATTAGAGAATTTACAGACGCATTTGTTTTAAGATTTAATGAACTTGCACTTACAGATGAAGAAACTCAATCACGAATTGATGATCGTTATCTTAAAGATCAAGTTATTACTCCAAATGAAGTTCGTTCACGTCGTGGAATGGCTCCTCTTGAAGGTGGAGATGCGGTTCTTGTTCTTAATCCAAAACAACAACAAGATGCAGCCTCTGATGCAAGTGGAAATAAAAAGCGTGATCAAAATAGAACATTAAATGCACCAGATAAAATGGGTACTGCACGTAATGCTAAAGGTGAAGGTCCTCAAGAAGGCAATTAAAAATGGCTACAGCATTAGACGTATTAAATGTAGCTAGAACGCAAATTGGTTTTCATGAAGGTGCTTCAAATGAAAATCCATATGGAATTTGGTATGGTGTTCCAAACGCTCCATATTGTGCAATGGGAATATCATGGTGCTTTGCACAAGTTGGCCTATCACATTTAATCGCTGCACAAACTCCTAAAGGTTTTTCTTATAATCCTGCAGCTTTGCCATGGTTTCAAAGACAAGGTATGGTTGTTAACAAGATGCAAGCTCAACCAGGAGACCTGGCATTTTTTGACTGGAATGGTGACGGCACCGTAGATCATGTTGAATTAATTGAAGCCGCATCACCTGGAGGATTAACTACAATTGGCTTTAATACTGGCAATGTAAATGATCCAACACAAGAAGGTTGTTGGCGATTACACAGAAATTATCTTTTTATAATGGCAATTGTTAGGCCAAAATATCCAGTAACTTTTCAACCAACAATTGGTGTATCTGGAAGTAAAAAAGCAACAGCAGTAGTTGGTGGAGCAGGTGCAGCCGTTGCAGGAGCGACTGGGATATTACACACAGGAACAGCAGCTGGGACAGCAAATCCAAATCCTTCTCCAACACCTACGGTATTTATTGCGCCACCATTTCCTTCATCTCAAAATTCATTTGAAATAGGACAAACTAATGATGCTGTATTGACAATACAAAAAGCTCTTGTTAAAAATAAAATGCTTGATATTAAATATGCAACGGGAACTATGAACTCTCAAACAAAAGCGGGACTTGTAAAATTTGATAAAAAATTAGGAATTATAGTAAAAGGTGGGGCAGTTCCACAGATTGTCTATGATAATTTAAAGGGATCACTATGAAATTAAAGCATCATTTTAAATTTAATATTTCAGACGCTAAACAGTTAAGTATTGCCCTTATAAGCTCATATGGAATGTGGGCAGCAACGGGGTTTCAAAAGAGCTTTACGGGGCTAATATACCCCGTAATGGGCTTTATAACAGGAGGCCTAGCATCACACAACTCATCCTTTTCCCCTAACGTTTTACCAGATTCTCATATACAAACCCCCTATGTAAATAACATAAATGACGGGAGTCAAGGGGTGCCACCACCAATTGCGGAAGTTAAAGTTTATAAACCAGAAGGGGCGGATGTTAAAAAAGTCATCCAAATCAATAGCAATATTATAAAATAATATCTGCTAAAATTATGAGTTAGTTATAAATCCTGCTATTATTTATTTACATATGGATATTCAAAAAACTTATTGGCAAAATAGCGAATCTTCAACATCGCTTCATTTTCCCATCACTAAAGTTGATAAGCAAAAAAGACTAGTATCTGGATTTGCTTCACTGGACAATGTTGATCGTCATGGCGATATTGTAACGGCTGATGCAAACAAAAAAGCCTTTGAAAGATTTAGGGGCAATATTCGTGAAATGCACGGACCAACAGCAGTTGGCAAAATGGTTAAATTTAAACATGACACATTTTTTGATCCAGAAACACAGAAAAAGTATAATGGAGTTTATGTAACTGCTTATATTTCAAAAGGTGCACAGGATGCCTGGGAAAAATGCCTTGATGGTACATATTCGGGATTTTCTATTGGCGGGAACATAAATAACGCAAAAATGGAAAAAACAGAAGGAGATACAGAATCTCGTCGTGTTATACACGATTATGATTTGCATGAATTAAGTCTTGTAGATTCCCCAGCAAATCAGTTAGCTAATTTTTTTTCTATTGAAAAAAATACAGATGGATCTTCTTTTATTAAAGGAATGATTGCAGATATTCTCTTGGAAAATGTTTATTGGTGTAAGCAAGATGAAGTTGCTTCAACATCAGAAGCAATGTCAAAAGATTGTGTTGTTTGTGATGCACCAATGATAAATATTGGTTGGGTTGAACAAACAGATTCAGAAAAATTTGAAGCAATTGAAAAAGTAATTGATTCTTATTTTAAAAAAGATGATGCTCCAACATCCGCTCATGCCGCTGGCGAAACAGCTGCTCCAGGTTTGGCAGGGAATGTAATTGATAGTAACGCTACAATTAATCTTTATCCTGATCAAAATAGCAATAAAAAAGTCACGTTTGAAAACGGACTTAAAAAGAGTGAAGAAATTTCGCTCACACAAGGAGGTAATAAAATGGCAGAAGATACAGATACAACAATTGAGAAGTCAATTGATGTAGAGACTCCAGCCGAAGAAGCTTCATCTGTTTCAGAAACTACAGATACTACAGTTGAAAAGGCTGCAGATATCTCTGAAGTTGAAGATACACTTGATTTTGAGAAGATGGTCTCAGACCTTAAGACCTTCTTTGGTGAGTCACTAGAAAAGTCCAATACTAATTATGCTACTCACGCAGCAACAGTACAGGACATGTACAACATTGTAAACGAAACACGTGCTGAAATGGCACGTTTGTCAAAGGGATATGAGGATATTTCAAAGGCAAATGAAGAACTCGTTTCAAAGTATGAAGCACTAAATAAGTCAGTAACTGACATGTTCGGAAAGATTGAGTATGTTGATCATCAACTCAAGTCTTTTGAATCAGCTACTGCAGTTCAGAAGTCCATCGGAGTTGACGCTCCAATGGGTCAAACAAAACCAAAACAAAGTATATGGCAAGGTGCTTTCCTCAGTGCTTCTAGCATATAAAAATCTACAAAAATATAAGGTGGTGAAATAAAAATGAGTAATGAACTTCTACAAAAAGTAATTGATACAACGAATCTCGGCACTTCTTCAGTTAACGCATCAGGTGACTCCTCTAACCTTTCAGGTAACGGTCTCCTATATCCAGATCAAGCTAATCGCTTCTTGGATTACATGTGGGATGCAACAATCCTAGCTAAGACAGCTCGTACAATTCGTATGCGTTCAAACACAACCGAAATTGATCGTGTTGCAGTTGGACAACGTATCATGACAGTTGCACAAGAAGACAATCCACGTGATTTCGTGGCTTCTTCAGGTACGTATTCTAATGCTAATGGATCAACATTCACAGCACAGAATGCAACCTTTAACAAGGTCTCTCTAACAACTCGCAAGCTTCGTCTAGATTGGGAACTTTCAGCAGAATCTCTTGAAGATAATATTGAAGGTCCAGATCTAGAAGATCACATTGCACGTCTTATGGCTACCCAGGCTGGTAACGATATTGAGGATACCCTTATTAACGGTACTGGTTCAGGTTCAGGTTTGATGTCAGCTTTTCAAGGCTTCCGTCAGTTAGCTCTTAACAACGCACACGTTGTTGATGCTGCTGGTTATGGTCTTGATAAGACAATTTTTAACCAAGCTATTAAGGTACTTCCACGTAAGTACAAGCAACGCCGTAATCAACTACGATTCTTTACAGGATCTAACTTGATTCAGGACTACTTGTTCAATTTGACAGCTAACGCTGGTAACGGAAACCCATTTGATATCGCTTCAGGTATCATTCGCGGTGATGTTGCTGCTAACGATGGCGGTCCAGGAACAGTAACTCCGTTTGCATTTGGAATTCCAGTTATCAACGTTCCGTTGATTACAGAAACCCAAACTTATTCTGGAAACGCAAACACAGGTGATGTCCACTTGACATTCCCACAAAACTTCGTAATTGGTATCAAGCGTGACGTAACAGTCTATCGTTTGTTCCAACCAAAGAAAGACACAATTGAATACACCCTATTCATTCGTGTTGGTTGCGTAATGGAAAACTATGACGCTCACGTCATTGTTAAAAACGTTGCAGTTGCAGGTTCTGTAATGTCTACTTCTTCATTTGGATCAGCAACAAACGGTTCAAACGTAACAGGTGGCGTAAACGGAAATACATACTAATTTTAATTAGTTGCAAGATTGAGGGCGGGATTAAAAATCCCGTCCTTAGTCATTTAATGATATAATTAACAATGACGAGAGGAAGTCAAATGTCATTTACAGATCTAAAAATTACAGAACTAAAAAAGGTTGCAGATTCATTTGCTATTGATGCATCTGAATTAAAGACAAAATCAGAAATCATTGCTGCCCTTGAAGAAGAAGGCATTACTTATCAAATGTATAATAAGTTTGATACTGCTGAAAAACAAGATATTAAGGTTCCAGAATCTGAAAAACAAAAGAGAGAAAAGAAAATTATGTCAAAGACATCAAATCAAGTACTTGTAAAAATGGAACGAAATAACCATTCTTATCAAGTTGGAGTATATACATTTACACAGGAGCACCCATTTCTGGCAATGTCAGAAAAAGAAGCTCAAAGCATTTTTGATACAGAGGCGGGTTTTCGCCTTGCAACTCCCCGTGAGGCGCAAGAGTACTACGCTTAAAAATTAAATAGGGGGTGTTGTGATTGCAAACAATCAACACAAACAGTCAAGAAAAGATTTACCTAGAAGTATATAGCAACGGAGTACTATCACAAGCTGACTCATTGCCAACTTTATCAATTTATAATGCTGATAACGATACCTATAATCCTGGTGGAATTTTAAGTCAAACACCCCTTTATACAAATTTAAACGCATATAATGAATCCCCAACTGGGAAATATTCATATCAATTAACTTCAAATATTACTAAAATAAATATGGTTTTAGAAGTTAAATGGAGTTTTACAGTTAATGGCGTTGCAACAACACAAGTTGATTATTATAGAATTGAAACCCCATATGCATCAATTTCAGAAACTATGGATTTTTTGGGCTATGTTCCAGTAGAAAGTTCTCCAAATTATATTGATCCTAATACAATTATTAAATCTGAAAAAATGGCTAGAACTATTATTGAAGGTTACACAGGGGTTAAATTTTATAAATATTATGGTGGTCAAGAAGTAACTGGAATTGGCGCCAATACAATTCAACTTACCGAAAAAATGCTTTCTTTAGATCAAATTTATGAAAATGAAATATTAGTTTATGATCAAACACAAAGTCCTGTTTATAACACTTTTGGCTACAGCACAGATATTAGTCCTACAGGATATCAACTTCGCATTTGGTACCCAGGTTGGGCAAACGGGTGGGACAATCAAATGGATCCAACCATTTTTGAATATGGACGTTTTAGAGATAATCACCTTTACCGTTTTGTAGGACAAATTGGTTACAACTATGTTCCAGAAGATATTAAACTTGCTTCAATGCTTTTGCAACAAGACATAATGTCAAATGATTTTAACTGGAGGAACAAGTATTTGTCTCAAGTTAGCTTGAGTGAAATTTCATTCAAGATGGCTAACGGGGCGTTTAATGGTACTGGTAATGTTATGGTAGATAACATCCTGGATCAATATCGCAAATCAAATATTGTTATTATTTAATGTTAAATAATTTAAATAGTTTTGTTGGTTCTATTATGAACATGACTGCTGACATTTATATTCAGCAAAATACTCAAGATCCAAGCAATGGAGCAATTACCAGATCATGGCTTTATTCAGATACAATCCAATGTAAAATTGAACCAATTAAAGCTCGGGGAGCTTCAACAAAAACAGACAGCAAAACATTTGGAGTTGGCTCTGATCAAAATTACAATGAAAAGTTTCAACTTAAAATATATGCTACTCAACTTTTAAGTAAACGCTGGCGTATTCAAAATATTAAAACAAATAGAGGAATTTCTGTATTTGTTGAAATTGATAGAATTGGTACTCCAGATACTATTTTTGAAGTTGTCGCCTCACACGCCGTGCTAGACCCGTTTGGGGCTGTTGCTTATTATGACGGAACACTTATAAGGACTGAGTTGCAAGATGACAGTCAAGCTTGAAGTTAATACAAAAGATCTTCTAGAAAATTTAGATTCCCTACTTGTTGGTTTAAAAGAACTTAAACAACCATCTGTTTTAAATCAAATTTCACGTGCAGTATTTTCTATTACTGGTGAAAGATTTATGATTGATATTGATAACTATGCAAGAATTAACCCTAAAAAAATGCATCACATTTATGAATGGGGCAAGATTGGAAATTCAAATGCAAGACTTTTTGTGTTAGAAAGATCATCAATTTTAGATGGATCTCTTTTAATTTCAACTAAATTTTTGCAATCAAAAATTCCAGTTCCAATTAATCCAGAACTTTTAAAACCAGGGGCAACTGGTAAAACAGTTTCAACAAAAAATATTTTTAAGAATAAAGCGCAAGTAATGGAATCTGGAACTCCAGTTTCTTTTCAAGCAAAAAAAGTTTTAGCTTTTATGGGTAATAATGGAATTGCTTTTATAGCACCAGGAACTCAAATAAATATTTTAAATCCTGGCGGGGTGCAAACAAAAAATGCATTTGCTACATATTTACTTGAATGGTATACAAAAAATGGTAATGCAATTATGGATTCATCTGGGTTATATGAGAGAATATCTAATGATGTATCAAAAGCTTTAAGTCGTAAAAATGCAGGTATTGCAGAAGTACAAAAAGCAGTTACTGCAATTGCTAATCAAATAGATCTAGGGGCGGTTATAAGATGACAACAGATTATTCAAGAGTAGCGGTATCAGATATAAGAAACGTCATTTGGGACCAGTTACAAAGTTATGGCATACTAAATAGTAATGATTACATTCCAAGTGCTTCTAACGGCTTTACAACCCCTCTTTGCCCTATTGTACCGTCTCAGCAGGTACCAGAATTTAACAATTTACTGCCAGGAAAAACTTATATTACCTATGACATTCTTCAAAGAAATACTGGCGTTCAATGGTGGATTTCAGAAGAAGCTATGGTTATGAGAGTTATTTCAAGAAGTACTTCACAAATTTTAACTATTATTAATTTTCTTACAGATTTTGCTCGCAGATATGAATTATCAGCTGCAGATATAAATAGTTATGCTCAAAAAACTTCAAGTCCTTTTAAGTTTTTATATTGCAGATTGGATTCAGCAGATCCCCTTCAGCCATTTGAAGATGAAGGCGGGTTTATGGTTGGTGATTTTTCATTTGTCTATACTTACACTAGATCAATAGATAGCTCTGCTTCAAATACTGGCAGATATATCTAAAATTTGAATTATTTCCTTTAAATGCTATGATTTTCTATGAGGAAGCAAATTGTCGTCTTTTTGTTTTAATTTAAAATAAATAAGGTGGTGAAATAAATAAATGGCTCTAAATACTAAAAACGTAATCGTTGGTGCAGCAGCACTCTTTACTAGCGTTGGTAACAATTCTAATAACTATGGTCGCCCATCAACAGATGCAACAAATCTTGGCTATCTTTTTCCAGCTGGTACTCCAGCACGTCAAGGTCTCTTGGCATCACTTGGTCAAACAACTGGTAACTTTGCAGCAATGCAAGGTGGATACCGTGAAGTTGGTCTTACAACTACAGGACTTGAGATTTCTTACGAACCTTCATACGGTGAAGTAATGGTTGATCAACTTTTGGATGCAGCTCGTTTGTTCAAGCAAACTCTTAAAGTTATGCTTAAGACAGAACTTACAGAAGCAACTCTTGAGAATTTAACATTCTCATGGGGTCAAATGGATTCTTACTATGTTGCAAATACTGCAAGCACAGTAACTGCAGTTGCAACACTTGTTAATAATGATACAGGTTTGGGCAACTCAGATGCTCCAGCAGCAACATTAAACTTAGCTGCAGGCGCTTTAGGTGATACTCCAGTAGAGCGTGTACTTATTGCAGTTGGACAAGCTCCACAGCAAATTGGTACAGCTGTTACAGAACCAGTACCATCTGGTGCAAGCTCTTCAATCTCACTTGGTGTAGGTTCAAACGTAGCCGCATCAGTTGTTCGCAGCAAAGAGCGTGTCTATGTAGCACGTCGTGTTGTTTCAATTGATACTACTTCACATGGATTAAAGCGTGATTCAGCAACAGTGTTCCCAGTGAACTTCCGTTGCTTGCCTGATACTGACTATAAGTATGCAGGATCAGAATATGGCGTAGTTATTGATCGTGTATACGGTACTAACTAATCAGTTTTAAAAAAACTTAATATAGATATCAAGCCCCGCCAGAAATGGCGGGGTCTTGAATTTGTTTATACCTATTATCTTGGTATAATTTAACTAACACAAAGGAGCTATAAATTGGCAACAACCGTATATGATATTGTAGAAATTGAACTAAGTGATGGAACATCCATTACACTAAAACCGCTGCCTATTAAGCAGTTAAGAAAATTTATGGAAGTTATAAATACCATGCAGGATTCAGACGAACAAGATCCAGATGCAGCTATGGAAGTATTTATTGAGGCATCAATGATTTGTTTAGATAACATTAGACCTGATTTATCAAAAAATAAAGATAAGTTTGAAGAAGTTGTTGAAGTGCCTACAATGATGAAAATTCTTGAAGTTGTTGGAGGTCTTAAGCTAACAGACCCAAACCTTCTGGGAGCAGCTCTAGTTGGGACGAACTAGATCTCCGCTCCCTAGAGTCTGAAGTTTTCTTGCTCGGACATTGGAAAAACTTTGACGAGCTAGAATCAAATCTTTCGCTTGAAGAGCTAACAGCAGTTTTAGATGCTTCAAGAAAAAAAGATTATGAAGATAAAAAGTTTGCAGCATCAATTCAAGGTATTGATCTTGAAGAGAGTAGCAAAGAGATAGAAGACATTTCTACTCTTAATTCTAAGCGTGTTGCAGAAAAAGAAGGGTTTGGTCCAGGCGAAGGCCTAGGCTTTATGACGCAATAATAAAATGGGGGTGCAAGTTAATTGGCTAATATAGAGCTTAATATAGTTGCACTTGGTGATTTCTCATCAGTCAATGCCCAAATAAAAGCATTACAAGCTCAAGTTACATCATTAAATTCAAGTCTTGGAGCAGGAGCTCTTTCTCCGCAACTAGCATCTAGTTTAAAATCAATAACAAATGATTTTAGTCATGCATTAGTTCAAAGTAATGCTTTCACAAAACAGACAGTTCAGTTAACAAATGAAACGCATAAATTTGGAACTGCTCTTGAAAAAGGAAAGCTAAGCGTTGGACAATATTTTCAAATTATTACAGGGCGTTCAGGAGCCGCTACAAATTCTGTAAAACTATTAGCTTTAGAGCAAACAAAATTACAAAATTCTGTAGTCATGTCAGATCCTTCAAAACGAGGATTTTATTCTGTATTTACTCCAAAAACAATTGATGCAGTTTCAAATGCAACAAAGATTGCTGCTAATGAACAAAATATTTATAATATTGCAGTAAACAAAGGCTCACAAGCACTTATTAACTGGGGTAAAAATACGCAATGGGCTGGACGTCAGTTAACAGTGGGTATGTCTGTTCCAATTATTTTGTTTGGGTCTACTGCTTCAAGAATATTTAACGATGTAAATGAACAACTTGTGAGATTGCAAAAAGTTTATGGAACTGGTTTAACTCAACCAACACAGATAGTGCTAGATTCAATTAAAAAAGATGTTATTGGTCTTTCAAGAGAACTTGCTTCAAGTATGGGTATTGCAGCAAAAGATACTGCACAAATGGCTGCAGATTTAGCAGCCACTGGTAAAACTGGAAACGACCTTCTAGAAGCAACAAGGCAAGCCATGAGGTTACAAAAATTGGGTGAAATGGATACCCAGACAGCAATGCAAACAACTATTTCATTACAAAATGTTTATAAGTTAAATACCAATCAACTTGCAGATGCAGTTAACTTTCTTAACGCAGTTGAAAACCAAACATCAACAAGCCTTCAAGATTTAGCAGCAGGTATTCCAAAAGTCGGACCAGTTGTTCAGCAACTAGGTGGATCATTTAAAGATACAGCAGTAATGATGGTTGCTATGAAAGAGGCGGGAGTTCCAGCAGCACAATCTGCAAACGCTATTAAATCAGCAATTGCTTCATTAATTAATCCATCTAAAGGAGCACAGAGTGCATTTGCAGCATTTCACATTAATTTAAAAGATATAGCAACATCAACTGGTGGCAATCCAGTAAAAATGATTATGCAACTTCAATCAGCATTAAAAGGATTAGCACCATTAGCGCAAGCACAATTAATTGAAAAACTTTTTGGTAAATTCCAAGAAGCAAGAATTCAAGCTTTGATTACAAATTTAGGTTCTGCAAATAGTCAAACAAAAACTGCTTTTGACTTAATGAATGCAAATAATACACAATTGGCTTCAATAGCAGCGGGCGAAATGAAAACGGCCAACGAATCAACAACTGGAAAATATAAAAGATCATTAGAAACATTTAAAGCCGATCTTATCCCAGTTGGAGAAATGATTATGAAAATTACTACAAATATTCTTAATTTTGCTAACCACGTAGCTAGTGCATTCAAGGGATTACCTGGCCCAGTAAAATTAGTCCTTGGAGTTCTTGTTGGATTTGTAGCATTATCAGGCCCTATTATTATGTTAACTGGTTTACTTGCAAACTTTGCGGGTAATATATTAAAAGGCGTATTTAATCTTAAAGAACTAGTAACTGGTGGAAAAACATTAGGTCAACTTTTAACACCAGAATTAATAGCTGCACAAAATGCATCAGATTTATTTAGCACAGGTGTTATGGGAGATGCAGATGCTATTAAACTTCTTAATGATCAAATTGTAATTTTAACAAATAGCTTGAGAGGTCTTACTGGCACAATGGCAACAGGGGCGGGACTTCCTCAAATTACTGGATCTTTAGCAGCAGAAGTTGGTGCAATGGGAACATCTGTTGCAGAACAATTAAATCTTCCAGCAAATGCAAAGATAAGAAGGTCGGGAGAAGTTGGAATACAATCTGTAGGCTCTAATGCACAATCTGCTGCTATTTTAGGCCTTGAAACTGATAAACCAGGAAGTAAATTTTTAACTGGGGAAAATGCATCATATCGTGGTACATTTACAGCAGCAACACCTTCTAAGACATTTAATTCTAAGTTAACTGGAGGAACAGCAGACCCACAAGAATGGTTAGATTTTGCAAATAAAGAAGGCGGTAGAGGTTCAAGAATGAATAGTGGACTTTATCAATTTTTAAATCTACACTCAACTGATGTTTCAACTGAAGAAAGACAAGCAATATTAGATCATTCTCATAAAATAATTACAGAACATTTTTCACAATTAGCTAAAGATGGAAAAACTATTTCAGATCAAGAATTTTCAAAAATAATTTCAAATGCAAACGACACCGCTTTAGCAGATTTGTTAAACAGAAACTCTGTAGTTAAAGAAAGTTATTTAAACGAAACTTCAGCAATAGGAAGTGCAGCAACCCCAGGTAAAAGAAGGAAAAATGGAAAAATAAGTGGAATTTCTATATCTTCAATAAAGGATCGCTTCAGTGCGATGCAAGATTATAGAAAAACAGGTATACAAGAAAGAGCAGAATTTGGCGATGAAGCAGTACAATCTCATATTGTTACCCCTAATTTATTAAGAAGAGTTTTAGGTGTTAATTCTCCAAATGTTAATGTTTATGGCGCACAAGGCGTTATAGCAAAATCTGAAATAGATGCACTTGAAGGTCAAGTAGCAAAAGCAAAAGCAAGTGGGGCAGCAATTACTTCTGCTGCTGCAACAGGAATTGAAGAAAATTTGCCAAAAGTAAAAGCGGCATCAAAAGGAATAACTACTGCAATGGCTTCAGCAATTACTGAAAATTCCGCCACAGTAATAAATGCAACAGATAAAGTAACTGAAAAAGCAGCAAGTTCTATGGCTACAAAAATTAAATCTGCAATGGGTAATAAATTGGGAAGAGCTGGTGGCCTTGGTCTTGCAATGATGTTACCAATGGTATCTGGAATGCTACCAAAATCTATAGGCGGCGTAGACATATCTGGTGCAACATCAGCCGTAAGCACAGGCGCAAGTGCTGGAATGATGGCTCAATTTTCAGGAATAGCTAAATTACAAAATTTTGCGGGACCAATTGCAATTGCAACAACTGCAGTAACATTATTTGCTGAGGGTATAAGATATGCAAATGCTCAATTTAAATTATCTTCTGATGCAATACATTCATCATTTACTGTAAGTTCAGCGGCAGCAGAAGTGTTTGGCCTTAATTTTAAACCTCTTTCAGTTTATGATTTTTCTAAGGTCACAGACAATCTGGATAGTCATAAAAAATCTGTTGCAGAAAATAAAACAGCAATTGATGCATTAACAAAAGCTTATATGGAATCTACAAATGAATTTGATAAAGCTGGAATAGAAAAGCTTAAAAAAGGAAATACTGAGCAAAGAGTAGCAATGGCTCAAGCAAAATATTCATCGGATATTGCAAATGGAGCAACTAAACAACAAGCATTACAAGATGTTACTGCATATTTAAGATCAGCGGGCCTTGATCCACAAACAATTAAAATAATTTCAAATAAAGCAGTTGGTAAAGGTTCTCCATTAGGACAAGTAGCAACTGCTGCTGCAAATGTTGATCTATCTAATGTTTCTAATGAAATTGCTGGGGCATATACGCCCTCAAAAGATAAAGCAGTTGCATACACTCTTAGTCAGATGGCACAAGGAGATGTAAAAAATATAGATGAAAATTTTACAAAATTACATACAAACAGGAAAGATACCGAGGCGGTAAATTCTACCAAAGTATATGACGCTTTAACTGACACAATGTCTGCTGATAAAGGTTTTAAAAAACTTGCAGCAGCTTTAGAAAAAAATGGTGGTGATACAGAAACTTTAACAAAATCTATTGCAATGATAAATTCTACTGCAATGGACCCTAAAAAAGTTGCAGATGCCATGTTAAAAGGCGCTGCCGCCGTACAAAAACTTTGGACAGAATCTCTTCCAGCAATTGTAAAAAATCAAACAGCAGAAGCAGCGGGTGCTAAAGAAGCAGGTGATAAGGCTAATGGTCTTGGAGGATCAAGTCCAACACCATTTACTGGAACCCCAGAAGAAAAAGCATTAGAAAAAACATTACAAGGTCATTTAACTGCACAAAATGCACAACTTAAAATTGCAAGAGATCAATTAAATACACAAAATAAAATTGCACAAGAAGCAAAGCGACAACTTCAATATCAGCAACAAATATCTGGATTGCAAAATGATATGAAAACTGCTATGATAAGTGGTAATTACTTGCAAGCTGCAACTTTAAGACAACAAATTTCTGGTGCAAAAGTAGATTTTAACGCTACAACCGTACAATCAAGAATGCAAGATCAAGTAGATAAATTGCAGTCAAATGCTGATCAAATTAATGAAGCATTAGCTAATTTAAAAGATGCAATTGGAAATGGTGTAACCAAAATTAGTTCAGTAATAGCCGCTGCTAAAAATATTCCAATACTTAGTGCATCTAGTGTTACTGCTGCTGGATCTAATAATAATGGTATGACCGTAGAAGTTAATATTACTTCAACTGGAGAAGTAACAAGTACATCTGCAACATCAAGTCATCCAGCCGTTAAGCCATCTGTAAAACATAAAAAAGTTAATCCCCAAAATCACAAAATAGATGCTGCAAGGAAAGGATAGGAGGTAAAAAATGGCATACGCTATAGCGCAAGGAGTTCAAGTATCATTAGATAATAGTACTTGGTATTCTCTTACTGATCATAATCGTCAACCCATTAATATTACCTATACTCTTGTAGAACAATCAGATAGAATGGCAAATGGAACAATGCGTAAATATGTTATTGCTAGAAAATTTACACATAAAGTTGAATGGAAAGAAGTTCCCACATATGATGCTTTTCTTGTTGATTACCCTTCTAATGGTCCCGCTTGGATTAAAGCGTTTTATGAAGGAAATTATAACATACCAGTTTATGTAAGATTTATTTTTGCACAACAACAGCCACAAATTGGTAACTATCCAGCCACTGGAACTTATACTCCTTCTATACAAAGTCCGATAGGTACTAATCCAGTAACAGGAAATGCTTGGAATGTTTATCAAGCTTTTATGACAACATTTACTTATAATATTGTAAAAAGAACTAATGGAAATTCTTCTACAAGAGGAATTGGTTACGATGAAGTTGATATCACTATAGAATTTACGGAAGTATAATGCTAAGCGTAACAAACGTTCCAAATAGTGTATTTCAAAATTCTAATTCTATTCAAATGACACCTATTGTTTCAGCAGAATGGAATATGAATTTATTTAATCAACCATATATAACTATGGCGGGAACGGGCAGTTCAGAAACATTTTCTTCCCCATCTATTTCTCCATCTACAACAATAACAGATGTTTCTGGACAACCTGCATCAATGACTAATGTAACAACCAAAAACATTCAAATGTCTGGAACCAATTTATCAATTTCATATACTGTAACTACTGCAAACTCTGCATCTGCATATAAAATTATTACTTATATGAAAACGGATTCTGATTCTCCAATTCAAGTTAATGCTTATGCAAAAGGAACAAACACTCAATATGGATCAACAACTGTTGATATAAATGCTTTTGGATATATTAAAGTTTTAACATACATTGGTTCTTCGGGTACTTCAGACGGCATAAGTTCTTTTACTTATACAATTAATATAAATACTTACAATTTAGAAGTAGTTGGTTCTTACAATAATAGTAATTATACAGGGTTACTAGCAAATTATGGCACTTATTCAAATGTTATAGATGGTGTAGGTACTTATCAAGATCTTTTAGTTGCAGGTAATACTGCAGTTAGTTCTCCAATAAATATTTATTTTACACAACCCGAAGCATATGAAACAACATATTTTGACTATCAATATAATTCTATGTGGCCAACAGATAGCCCATTTACACACTTTAGACCAGGGGAATCATATGTTGGAAGCGGAAATACACAATTTTCTTTTCCCGCTAATTTTAGAAAAATTAATACATCAACAATAACTGGGTTAGGAACAGTATATCCACCAATAACACCTATTATTCAAAACCCAACTTACACACTAGCAACTCCGCCATTGCCATTATATAAAAGTGTTTTAGCTAGTGAAATGGCTCCTTATAAATATTTTGTTTCAAATCCAGGGGACGGGTCAAGTAAAAGTGGCTATACATATACAAACTCAACTTATAGCCCAAGCATTTCTGCAAAATACATTAATGCTGCAAACGCAAATAAATTAATATTAAAGTTTAATACACTTATTTCTACTCCAAAAATAGATGTCTATTTAGACTCTACAAAAATTGCAACAGCAGTTCAGCCAGATTCTAATGGCTTAATTATACTTTATTACAACGGCACTACTTGGACAACAAACAAATGGTCAACTATGCCAACTTTTCAAGCAAATGGATATATATCTTTATACAAATCATTTAATAAAATAACTTTAACTCAAACAGCTACAACATTAAATTCTACATTTCAATCTTATACAAACGCAAATTTTATAAGTGATGCAAAAAGAATGCATTTAGTAGAGGTTTCCCCAAGACTTGAAATTGATTTATCTTCTTATGTTATGGATCTAAGTATTAATAAGCAACTTGATTCAAAAAACAATTATATTCCTATTTCATCAATTAATCCAAATGATGCTTCAATTACTCTTTCTTCAATTCCATTAACTTATCAAAATGCCCCAATACCAATTTTTTCAAGTCAAAGCAATTTATCGTCTAATATACTTTATAATATGATGAGAAAAAATATTAAATTTTATTTTGGGTGGAATCTAATATCTTATACTCAAAATGCAGGTACAGTTTTCTTAAATTCTGGAGCTGGACAATATGTGCCAGCTGGAGTTTATTGGTCAAATGCTTGGGCTGAAACAGATATCCAAACAGTTAAAGTTGAATGTTACGATATTGTAAATTATTTACAAACAATTGCGGTGCCTGATTATGTAGCAAGTAAAAAAAGTTTATTTGATATTATTTCAACCATATTAGATTTGGCGGGATATACTGATTACGATTACGATTCACTTTATCATGTATGTAATGATGCTTTAACTCCAGTTGATGTTTACTATTATTTCTCTAATTCACAGGCCAGCACTGTATATGATGTTTTATCTGAATTATTTTTATCTCATCAAATTGGAGCATATATTGATGAATTTAGCATAATGAAATTTTTAAGTCTTTCAGATATTATGAAAAATAAAATTTCAACAATGGATTTTGTTGATTCATCTATTGTGCAGGGCGGCTATTCAATAACTAATAAAACAAAACCAGGAGCTATTACCATTAGCTATCAAGAACCAAAAATTCTTCAATCTTTAGCATTACAAAATGCTACAGATGTTGACATCCAAAATTCACCTTCATTTGTTTATACAACATCAAATGATGTTGTATGGAGTCAAAAAAATGCTGATTCGGTTGGTTATAATTATTTGTCTAAAGATATGCTTGCAAATGAAAACGTTTTTAGCATGAACAACAATAGCCTATTAGATATTTTTCATACATATCTTTTAAATAATGATGGATATGGCATTATTGAAAATGAAGTTGTTTCATTTTTGTACAAAGAATATAAAATTACTAGTTTAACAAATTCTTCAATTTATCAGCTTGTTTATCCAAAAACAGATATTGAACTTACATCTTACATAAATGCTTTTATTAAAAAATATAGTGTAGGGTTAGCTTCAAATTTAATAACAATAACTGGGGCATCAGGAGATGGAACTAACATTACTTACACCGCAGCAAATGGTTTTAGCCCTGGTCAAAGAGTTTCTATTATTAACGTTACTCCATCACAATTTAATATTATTGGAAAAGTTGTTTCTTCTACAGGATCTTCATTTACTCTTGCCAGCACTTATACTGGTACCTATGTTTCTGGCGGCACTGCTGTAAGTGCTTTAAGTACAGATAACAATGTAAAAATTACGCCAACTGGAAGAATTGCAAATGTTCAAAGAGGAATGTTTGGAACTGTGGCATCAGATCATAAAATAATTACTTCTAAACCAGGAACTAATGACGGTAAAGATAAATATCTTTCAGAAGCAACACTAGATAATTCTTATGCTTTAACAACAGGAACTTCTACAACAACTGCTTATGCTGCTGCTTTTGCAAGTCCAGATAATCCAAAAATTGCAAAAGTTATTGTTGTTCCTCCTACTTCAGGAAAAGCATTAATTTATCCATCTTCTTATACTGATCCAGGTTTTTGCACATATTCAGTTAAATTTGATTTTAATGTTGATGCATTAAACGCCAACTCTCTTAACAGCAATACTTTAAACCTTAACTCAGCAGGTTTATTTTTTAATCAAACGGGATCTTCGGGCAATAATGCTTATTTTGTTGAATTAGTTCAGATGAAAGTAGATACACAATACAAATATTATATTGTTTTTTATAAAGCAGCAAGTTCCGCATCATCTGCAAAGCCGAGCGTTATTTCCTGGACAGATGTTACAGGCACAGTTAACTTTATACAACAAAATTTTGAAAAAGTTCTTTATGTAGATTCTGGGAAAAATACTAATAATTATAGTTATGGCGTAGCATCTGACCAGTATTTTAATTTAAGAGTTGTTCATAAATATTCAGACGGAACCGACGGGGAAATACAAGGAGAAATTTTAGAAGTATTTTTAAACAACGTAGAAATAACAGGATGGCAAATACCAATTGTTGTAACAGATCCATCAAAAATTGATTCTGATGTTGTAAAAACATGGACGTATGGTGGAGCAACATATAAATGGGGCAGCACATCCCTTAATACAGTAACTGGCTTAAGGCAACATGTTAATTTTATAAGTGCAACCTCAAAAATTTTATTTACTGGGAGCAAATTTGGATTTTTTACTTCTATAGATCCAGTTTTGCCACAAACAGTTACTTCAACACTAACACAATCCCCTGGAGTTATATCTGCTCAGTTTAGAGAAATTTATGGAACTGAAAAACCATTAGTAGAAAGAAGCGTTAATTACTATTATCAAGATAGAGAATTTTTAAATGGATTAGTCCAGAAACAAAATTTGTTTTCTAAATATAAAAGCTACATGGTTCAAACTAATCCAGATGTAGTTGGGATGAATTATTATGATGTTCAATATCAAACACCAGCAGCAACAAGTGTTGATGTTCTCCCAATTGAATACTTGTGGCAATATTTTCCAGGTGAACAGCCAATAGATCAACAATATTATCAAAAACAATTAGTTGATGAGTATTCCCTATCTTATTCAACACCTATCAATACGGGCTTTAGAGCTAGAATGGCAATTACAAATAATTGCGGGCATATGGTTTATTTAACAAAACAATCTGACTCCATTAATCAATTTTCAGTAACGTTAAATCTTTGGACACATGAAGTTATTGCACCATCAGATCCACAGGTTATTTCAAAAATTCTTGACCCTGCAAATTCATCTGAAGTTATTCAAATTGATAGTCCGTGGATTCAATCTAAAAAATCTGCAGAAGCACTTATTAATGTTATTAAAATTGGAAATGACGGGTTTTCAAAAGACACTTCAATACAAGTATTTGGTAACCCCTTAATACAAGTAGGAGACATTATCAGCGTTTCATATAGTTTAGCGGGCATTAGCGGACAAAAATATTTAGTCCATGAAGTATCTCATGTATTTCAAAAGGGATTAAAAACTACACTGATCTTAAATTCATTACAAACAGGAGCAGGATACTAAATGCTTAAAGAATGGTATAATGTTCATATTAACAAAAAGGAGTTTAAATGGCTTATGTAAAAATTACAGACCCAAATATTATTGACATATCTTCTTGGCAACAAGTTATTAATGTTATTAACCAGCATACAGATAGTATTACTGCCATAACAAACAATTTTAATGGAGCAGGTTCAGCTCCAACAGATTGGACTGCAAATACATGGTCGCATGTTTTTGATCCAGGTTCACAAGCACTTGTTTATGGAAAAATTCAGGCAGATATTTCAACTTTAACCGCAGAAGCTGGAGTATATTGGGGTACAGGAAGTTTTTCAGACACAGCAATATCTTCAGCATTCAGTTTTAGCTCCATCCCAATTGTAACGGCAACATTATACAGTGGTCATCCATCTACTGGAAACGTAAGTGCAACAAATAAACAAGTTGTTGTTTCTGTGTATGATATTACAACTGCTGGTTTTAAATGGAGAATATCAAGTACATCATCTACCGCTCCTACAGGTAAACTTTATATAATGTGGACGGCAATAGGTCCAAGATAAAACAGGGGGTAGTTTGTGGTAACTGCAGAACCACCAAAGTATAGATCGTCAACATCAGTAGGAAAAAGACAAACAGTCCCTATTGATGCCGCTGACCCACGCCTTAAAAAATCAAAACGTGGAATCACTCAAGCACGTACGGGTGCTGAAATTACAGAGATTAATACTGGAAACGTAACTGCAAATTATGCAAATTTTAAAGTTGGAAGCGGAAATTTAAATGCAAGCGGTATTTCTGCAGATATCATTATTCCCCCAATTAATAATTTACCACCCTCAGTTTATCCTGGAGGAAGTGGTGCCTATGTTATTGTTCCAACAGATCCATCAAATGTCTCCGCAGTTTGGTCTGGAGATGATTTAATAGTTTCATTTACTTGGGATCCAACAATAAGTGAAAATGCAACAATGTCTCAATTTATTATTTCTTTAACAAATTCTAATGGAATAACAAAAACATATGGCGGGTTTTCAATAAATGCTTCTTCTTCAAGTCAAACATTAACGGTTACTGCATCTATTAATGAACAAATGTTTAATATATTTACTCCAACATTAACTTCAATTTTAGTAAAAGTAGCAGATCCATTAAATAATACAGGTAATTTTGTAGCAGCAGCATCTATACCTACATACGTATTAAATCTTCCTACTCCTTCAATTACTCTAGCATCAGGAAATTCTAGTTATTCAGTTAGTTATACTACGCCGACATCATCATCATTTTCTGGTATTGATATTTGGGAAATTATATCTACTGCTTCTTCTGCGCCAGCCATAACTTATGCAACAGATGGAATAACTCCAACTAATTACACTAGGGTATATTTTAATAAAATTAATCCAGCAATAATAAGCACAACAGATTATGGTCAAAGATGGGTAGTCGCTAGATTTTCTTCAAATGGTCAAATATATACGGCGTTTTCTACTGCAAGAAATGTAACACCAACTTCTCCAGTTGTAGCAAATGTAACTGCTCCAGGAGCTCCATCAGGAACAACAGCAACAACGGGAGTAGACCCTTCTGGTGTTTTAGGATTTACTGCATACATTAATTTAAGTTGGACTGCAGGAACAATATCTGCAAACACTAAATTGGCGGGATACAGAATTAGATTTACTTCTGATACAGGAACATCACCAGTATATTCTTATGCTGATTCTCCAGGAACAGGAACAACATATAAACTTTCGGGACTTTCTTTAGGAACAACGTATCAAATTGCAATTGCATCATATGATTTTTATAATAATGTTTCAACATATACATCTTTTTCTTCTGTTACAACAACGGGCACCGCTGCCATATCAAGTTATATCAGCACAACAAATGGATTTCAATTTGGAGCGGGAGTGGGTGGAACAACAAACCAAGGTTTATATTTAAACTCAGGAAATTATTGGTATTTAACTAGTGGAACTACAGCAACAATAAAAGTAGGTGGAACAACAAGTAATTACATTAGTTGGAATGGTGGAGATTTTACTATAGATGGAAATATTGTTGCAAGAAAAGGATCTTTTAGCGGCAATGTGTCAATAGCATCTGGAGGTTCATTATATTCTGGAACAATAGATGCTTCTGGAAATTTAACAAACCAAGGATATATTCTTCAAAGCACTGGAATTATATTTAATAGCGGGGGAGTTGGAACAACTACTACAACTATAACTGGATCTAGCTTAACAACTACCTCTGCAAATATTGGTGGTTGGGTAGTAAACTCAAGCACTATTTCTAAAACAGGAATTACTGGTAAGGGCAATATAGTTCTTGATTCTTCCAATGGTTACATATATGTCTCAAGTGCAAATACTCCAAATTATAATGCAGGCATAAATAGTCCATCAATTTCTACTGATGTAGTATTTTGGGCGGGTCAAAGTGGAACTACTCCAACTCCATCAAGTACATCAAATGATTTTAGAGTTAGAATGGATGGAAAACTATACGCTAATAATGCAGAAATAACTGGTATTATAACGGCTAAATCGGCTGGTACATCAAATAACACAATTACTCTTGATGCAACTAATGATTATATTTCCTTAGCTACGACTAATGGCGGGACTTCTTATATATTACAAAGAAATAGTAATCTTTATATTACTGCTCCAAGTGCTTCTTCTCCATTTTCAACAGGCACAACTATTCCAACAAATGGACCAACAACAGGACCATATTTTGCTGCAGGAAATTCATTTTCAGATTATTGGTCAACTTCTTCTAAAGTGGGGGCAGGTCTATTTACAGGTGCATGGAATTATTTTACTGGTGGAACTAGCAGTCCATTTATAACGGCTACTTCAACAGGCATTCAATTGTCAGCATCCCCAGCGATTGGAATTTTATTAGATGCGGGAACTGCAGCAACTGGAACAAAAATTACAAACCCACAAGCACCGTCAATGCTTATTTATACAGCAAAAGACACTTCAGCGCCATATTCTCCATCTAAACAGTATGGTGCGTGGGCAACATTTGAATCAGGAAAAATTACATTAAATTCTAATAGTAACATCGGAATAACAATGACAACAAGTAATTTACAATTATCTTCAACGGTGGCAACAAATGCATATTATTTTTTTGCCAATGGTAGCCAAGTTTATCAAGATACAACACAAAGCATTAAATTTGGGTCAACAGGATTGTCAATTAATGGATTAAATGTTATGGGTGATAATGGACAAATTCCAACATCTAATGGTTCAACTTATTTTATAAGATCAGCTGTGCGAGCAACTGCTAGTAATTCTAATGCAGGAGTTACTGCAAATGATATTGTAGTAGGATATGCAATTTATTATTCAACCACAGGAACTTTAACAAGTGGTTCGCCTTCTGGATCAGCTGGTTACATAGGAGATTTGTGGGTTGCATATTAAATGTTATTTATAAAAAAAACAGCAAACACTTGGGTTCCAGCTCAACAATTTTTTGTTAAAACTTCTTCAAGTACTTGGCAAATTGCTAAAAAAATATTTGTTAAAACTTCAGCAAATATTTGGCAATTATTTTGGCCAAAAGCTGGACCAATTTCAACTTTTTCTCCATTTTTTTCAACGGATTTAGCAGGAAACAATGTTTATGTTAATAATTATGTAAGAATTGGAAGCTCTTTATATGGACAAAACGGGACATGGAACAATTCTGGTTTTACTGGAATTTCATATGCATATCAAGTTCAATCATGTTCAGCATCAACGGGTGGGTCTAACACAATAATTTCATCAGGAACATACAGTAGTGGAATATTAATCAATTTAACAACACCATCATTTAATGGGTATAGTTCAAATTGGGCGGGAAAGTATTTAGATTTTCAAATAACAGATAATAATACTCAAAGTATACCCAGCATTGATTCTGTAGGTAATGGATATGGAAGAGTAATAGTTATTACAAATCCTCCCTTAAATATTTCTGCAAGCATGGGTTCTGCAGCAACAACATTTAATGTAAATTCAACAGCAACATATACCGCAACATGGAATGGAACAGAGGCGTATTTTCCAGATAGTACAAGATATAATGTTAGTTGGTATAAAAGCACAACTTTATATTCAACCCCTGAAAGTATAAAAACATATGCAACTCCTATTACAGGTTCAGCGCCTTTATGGAATAATAACGGTACAACTTGGACTACAACATCTACATATACATCAACTTCAACAGATAATGGCTATTATATTTATGCTGTAGAAACACAGTATAACAGTGGTTCAGATTATGCGGGGACTACTCAAGGTATTTTAAAATATGCAGCAACAGCAAAAGTCTCCCCAGGGGTACCAGTTGTTCAAAATTATCCGTATTGGACAGATACATTGGGTAACGTATTTTCTGGACAAATAACATCGGGTACTACTTTAAGATTAAATTTTGGAACATGGTCAAATAGTCCAACATATTATAATTATACAATTTATTACAATACTTTTCCTGTAACATCAATAACATCAAATCAAGCAGGTACATATACAACAAATTATGTAGATTATACGTTTACTTATAATTCTTCATATAACAATACAATTTCAGCTTATGTTAATGCTGGTAATTCAAGTGGGTTAAGTAATATTGCAAGTCCGTCTAGTGTTGGTCCAGTAGTTGCTGTAGTACCAGCAACACCAACATTTTCTTCTTCTGTCGGAAACTTTACAACACAAGGGTACATACAGTCTTCTTCTTTACGTGCAACAAGTATGCGTTTAGATATTTATAGAAGCGGAACTGTTTCGGGAAGCTATAGCTATTATGATACTATTAGTACATCCTCTAGTACTGTTCGTTACGATATCCCAACAAATGGATATTATTATGGAATATCTACAGGAACAAATGCTAGTGGATCTGCTCAAGCAAATTCAAGTCCTGCACCTTCAAGTCCTCCATTTTTTTATGCAGGAACTCCAGTTTCTCCCACAAATGCTTCAGGTTATGCTTCTGCAGATAATGCAGTAATATCTTGGAATGCCGCACCATCAGATACTTACGGCGGGCAAAATTTTCCAAACAATGTTTCATCTTATGAAATATATTCACAAACTATTTCTGCAACTCCATCGGGAGCTGTTTCAGCACAGTATTCAGGAATAACTGGAACATCACAAACTATTTATCAAGGTTATTCTAAGCAAATATATTATTTTATTCGTTCAAGAAACAACAATACATACGGTGCTTGGGTAGGGCCAGCTCAAGTTATTACAGGTGCTGCACCAAGCTATACTGTTACTTATGTAGATTCAATAGATAGCTCATCTGGATCAGTAACAACAACGCAAGGAGGCTATGTAACTTTGCCATCACCTAGTTCTGTATCTAATTATACTTTTAATGGATGGTACACTGGTTCATCTGGCTCGGGCAACTTTGCTGGCGGAAGAGGAAATGTTTATTATCCAAATTCAAATATATCTCTATATGCATATTGGACATATACGCCATCATCAATTGCGCCAAGTATACCAGGAACACCTACTCTTTCTTATATTGGTGCAAATTCAAGTTCTTGGAATTATTCTGCATCTTGGTCAGCTTCAACTGGGACAGCCCCAATAACATATTATTTACACGCTTATGGATCGTCCAATAATTTTTCAACTATACAAACAACAAAAGGTCCTTTCTCTAGTACTAATTCTGGAACTTTTACTTTACCAAAAACTTCAGTGCAGTGGAAAGTTGCAGCGTATGCTACAAACTCAGCAGGAACTTCAGGAGATTCAGGATTATCAAATGCTCAATAGGATAAAATATGAATAATAAAGAAAAAATACAAATTTTAAATGAAAGAATAAATAATTATAAGCTAACAATTAAATTAGTTGAACAAGGTATAATAGATGACCCAATAGAAAAACTAGAAGGAATAACAAGAAGAGAATCTATAAACAACTTGTTATTAATTATATCTAGTCTTACTGAAGAGCGTAATAATTTAATGAATATGATATAATAAGAAAGGAGGAAAAATGACTATAAATTTATCGCCAGAAGAAAAGCTTGCAATTGCAGAACAGCATATGAAGAATGTCATGTATACTGAGTATAATGCTACTTTAAATTTAATGGAAGCAAATGCTTTGTCAATACCAAACGAATCTAATATTGCACAATTGAATGCTCAACTAGCAGATGTTAATGCACAAATTGCAATTATTCAAAAAGAAATAGATGCACAAAATGCAGCAATTGCTTTAGCAACATCGGTAACTCCAACATCTAACTAATAGAAAAGGTATATAATGGAAAAAGCGGAATTAGTAATAACCGCCCTACAACAACGTATAGGCGAAATTGTTTCAAATTATGAAACTCAAATTGCTGTTTTAAGAGCAGACCTAACACAAATAATGGAAAAAGAGAATGCTAAAGATGAATATTCAAAATCTATTCAAGAAGCAATCTCCCCAGAAAATATATAACCCCTTAGTACCAAGTGGCTTAATTGCTTCTACTGAAAAAGGTTATTTTTATATAAAGGGTGAGAAAAAGTTTAAATTTGTTTCTGAAAGAGCCATGCTTACTTGGTCCCTGCCAATTGTTAAAACAAGCGATAACATGTTAAACAAACTAGTTACTGCTGGTGTACTAGGCTTTAGGGACGGGACTTTGGTAAAAGATATTTCAGATAGTAAAATATATCTTATAAGCGATTCAAAACGCCGTCACATCATAAACCCAGATGTGCTAGAATGGATTAATGCAGATATAATTCAAGCGGGACAAAAAGAAGTTCTTGTTCACGTTGAAGGAGAAAACTTATAAAATGTATCATCCTATTCAACTTTGGACAAAGAAAGATAGGAAGATCAGTAAAGAAGGATATGTTCTAGTAAAAGTTCCAGAACATCCTAAAAATTTTAAAGGCTGGTATTATGAGCATCGCCTTATTATAGAAAAAAATATTGGGCGTATTTTAGAAGATTGGGAAACCATTCACCATATTAACGAAAACAAAATAGATAATAGATTAATTAATCTATTTTTATGTTCAAGATTAGAACATAATAAAGCGCACGTTGCTTGACAAAAACTAATATATTACGCTACAATTAACTAAACCTAGAAAAAGGATTATATGACTAATGATTTAAAATGGATGATGGTCTCAGATGTCCACTTCCCACTCCACGATGAACGCAAAGTAGAATTATTCCTTAAAGTTATGAAGTGGTGGAAACCAGATTCAGTAGACCTTCTTGGAGATATTGATGATGCTGATTCTACAAGTCGTTGGGCAGACGGATATCCTGATGAAGGAATTTCTATTATGGATGGCGGGGTTTTAGGAACACGTCAATTCTTATCAGATATTAGGGAAATTGTACCAAATGCTGATTGTCATTTTCATGACGGTAACCATGGATGGACAAGACACGGAGACTATATTGCAAAGAAAGCTCCAACATTACTAGATTTCGTTACACCAGATTCACTCTATGAATATAATAAGCATGGCTTTAACTGGCATCATTATAATGAACCTCCAGTTAAGCGTTTTGGTGATTTGTATGGTCACCATGGCGAATCCATATCTAAACACTCTGGAGAATCTGTCCGTAACGATGTCAACAACTGGGGTATATCCTTAGTGCGTGGACACTCTCACCGCATGGGTGCTTATTTTCAAACATACAATCTAAGTGGTCAAGAACTGCGTGGATATGAAATTGGTCATCTATGCGATGAAAACAAAATGGATTATTCAATCCAAAAAAATTGGCAGGCGGGATTTGCAGTGGCACATGTTGTCAATGATTATCCACACGTTCAGCTAATACAAATTACACGAGATTACACTTGTGTAGTTGACGGTAAAATATTTACCGCATAACCTAAATAGGAGAAATAAATGAACACAAAGCGCAAAGCTCTTGTAGAGCATTACGTGTACGCAACCTCTGCAGCAGCAGTGGCAATTTGGCAAGGTGGAAACCACGATGTCAAAAAGGTAGCATGGGCAGCACTAGTTGGTGTCCTAGGTCCTGTACTCAAGGGTGCAATTGATCACTTCAACGCTCCAGCAAAGTAAGTTATAGATAAAACTTAATAATGCTTAAATGTAAAAAATGTACGGGACGAGTATTCGTTGACAGAGTTTATTCCCAAAACCTGCGGGTTGAATTGTTCTGTGCTATATGTGGGAAAAGATGGATGATTAAAAGAGAAAATAGGTTCGCATCATGGATCGCAAAAAAAGAGGAAATACTGCAACACGGTTACGGTATTTCTATTTAAACGGAAAGCTTCACAAAGTTTTACGTCGCTCTAGAGCTGAAGACTTATTAATTTCTTGGGATTATCAATTGGGTAAGCGTGTTGCTTATAATTTAACTGATGTTAATAAAAATAAACAATATGCTTACCCCATCTCAGAAGTTGTAAAAATTATTGGTAAGCATGAAGATACTATTAAAATGCATATGTATCGTGGTAGTTTAAAGTTCCCACAACAAGCATATTCACTTAATGGCAATAAACATCCAGGAAAATATTTTTGGAGTGAAGACGACGTTAGGGAAATGCATAATTTTTTTAAAACAGTTCATAGGGGTAGACCTAGGAATGATGGCGGGGTTACACCAGGTGATATGCCATCAAGAGCAGAAATAGAAGCTATAATGAAACAAGAAAACATTTTATACGTTAAAAACAATGATGGGGAATTTGTCCCAGTTTGGAAAGCACCCGAATGGTAAATGATAAAATAAATAAAGAAGCAAAACAAACACTTGATGCTGCATTAAAGGTTTTAGAATATGCTATGGAGTTGGCTTTACAAAAGGATGATCTAGATGCTATGATAGCGATATCGGATCGTTTAATGATGTTGTATCAACATCTTTCAGACAAAAATCCTAAAAAGTTTAAGCCAGGATTTGCTCTAGTTGAAAGGGAAGAAAAAAAGAATGACGAACCAGACGAGCATTAGAGTTGATTTGCAGTTTACCCGCAATTTAGGTAATTACGAAAATATTAAAATAGGTATTGCTATTGAAGACTTTAAGCGTGATGGCGAAAGCACAGACGAAGCAACTGATAGGGTTTATAAATTTGTTGAAAAAAAGTTAATTGAAAAAGTTAATGAAATTGAGGAAGAGTTAAAGGGTAAGAAATGACAAAGGATGAAGCAAAGCTTGCGTATGGCTTAGTTTCACTTTACTGTACTTTATACAAAGAAAATTATAAAAAGCCTGCTATTGTAAATAAGTACAGAGAAAAGTGGGCTATGCAAGATGTAATTGATAGTGTTGGTTATGATCGTGCAAAAGAGTTGTTGGAGTATTATTTTAAAATTACAAAATCTGGACATCCAATACAATGGTTTTTTTATAATTTTGAAAAGATTGATATAACTTTGCAACAATCTAAAGAAGACAAAACTCGTAGAGAATTGATTAGGTCTAAGACTAAAATTATGGTTGAAGAAAGGGACAATGAACACTGAATCCGCCGTCATAACAGCAGTTTGTGAAAATAAAGATATTTCTACAATCCTTGCGGAAAATATTGATGAAGTGTTTACATCCCATAGAGATGTTTGGGAAGGCTTAAAATCTTATTATTTAAAGTTTAAATCTGTTCCTGATATTTCTGTCCTTACAGAAAAATTTAAAGATTTTGAACCAGTTAAAGTTAAAGGGGAAACCGCTTACTACTTAGATCAACTTAAGAATGAATATCTTGCTTCACGCCTCCGTAACCTTTTGTTAACTTCAGGTGCAAGCTTAAAAACAGAAGCGTCGTCTAGAGTTGTTGCTCAAATGCAGATAGAACTCAATAATCTTAATAAACTTACTGCAAATGTTAGAGATATAGATTTAACTGATTTTGAAATGGCAAAAAAGCATTTTGAAGCAGTGCGAGATCGTTCTGATGCAATGGGTGGTAGTCCAGGAATTATGACTGGCTTTAAAGCAATTGATTATGCATACCCTACTGGAATGGCTCCAGGGCACCTTATAGTGATGATTGGTTGGCCAGGTAAGGGTAAGACGTGGTTCTCGTCTTATTTGGCCTGCAAAGCTTGGGAACAAGGGTTTAAACCTATGATCATATCTCTTGAAATGACCCCAGAAAATATGCGTGATCGTATTTATACAATGCTTGGGTCGGGACTATTTAAATCTTCAGATTTTGCTAGGGGTAGTGTTGATCTTAATGCCTTTGATGATTGGGGACGTAAAAAGTTCTTAGATAAGAATGGTTTTATTCTTGTATCAAATGAAGGTGCAGGGCAAGTAACCCCAACAACAGTCCAAGCAAAAATTGATCAACATAAGCCAGATCTTGTTATTCTTGATTATCATCAATTATTTGCAGATTCAAATAATTCTAAGGCACCAACTGAAAGAAATATGAACATTTCTCGTGAGTTTAAAATGCTTGCAATGAGAAATAATATTCCTGTTATTGATATTACTGCTGCAACTGCAGAAGAAACATCTGACCATGATACCCCTCCAATGTTAAATCAAGTTGCTTGGTCTAAAGCAATTGAGTATGATGCTGATATGGCTATTGCTATTCATAAAAATCCTGATTCAAATATTATGGAAATTGTAAGTCGCAAAAATCGTCATGGAACAGAATTTGGTATGTATTTGGACTGGGATCTTAACAGGGGTATTGTAAAAGAAGTATATGAAATACCTGCGGGATAATTTATGTAATCAATTATTAACTTGATATAATTATCAAGGAAGATTGGTGATAATGTATCCACGTAAAATACATGATTTTTGGATGAATGGAGTTATTAAAGATGATTCTATTTTTCAAAGTTCAAGAGAAAACTACGAAAGACTTTTAGTCCAGCAAATGCGAGACAAAGGTTATGTTCCCGTTCTTGACATGCAGCCGCAGTTTAATGTAAAATATAATGAAGAGAAAGATCACTATACTTTCAATCTTGTAATGTAC